AGTACACCAGGTTTTAGATTGGACAGACGACGAAAAGAACCAATTTATTATAAAAGATAATTCTAGCTTTGGGTCTTGGGACTGGGAGATATTAGCTAACGAATGGAATATGCAAAAAATTGTTGATTGGGGCGTGGACTTACCAAAAGAAATGTTTGCAGACGAGGACGACCCAGTTAGTGAAATTAAACAGGACGAAATACCGCAGGAAATTTGCCCAACTTGCGGTTCTAAAATGAAATAAATATGGCGAAAACAAAAAACGCAAATACATATAATACCGACAAACTAGAGCAGGAAGCGTTAGCTGCAATAGAAAAATATAAACTGTTTTTTATTGAAGATGTAGTGGCATATATAAGTTGCTCGCGTGCAACGTTTTACAACCACGGTTTAGATAAATTGGATACTATAAAGGACGCACTAGGTAAAAATAAAATAAATGTAAAGGTGTCAATGCGTAATAAATGGTATAAATCTGAAAACGCTACATTACAGGTTGCCTTAATGAAAATGATTGCAACAGACGACGAAGCGCATAGGCTTAACGGTTCTAGGCAGGAAATAAAACACCAGGGCGCAGTTCCAATTAGTAAAATGAGCGACGAAACAAAAAAGAAAATAGACAAAATACTAGACAAAGAGTACTAAAATGGGAAAATGGAAGCAGTTAGGGAGGTTATTAAAAATAAATGTATTGATAGTTTACTATTCTTTACAAGATTTATATTTAAAGAAAATACGGGCAATAAATTCGAGGTTGCACCGTTTCATATCGAATTGGCCCAAACCCTTGAAAAGGTAAGCAAAGGCGAAATAAACCGCCTTATAATTAATATACCGCCTAGGTATGGTAAAACCGAGATAGCCGTTAAAATGTTTATAGCCTGGTCGCTTGCAAAAAACCCTGCTGCCAAATTTATACACTTATCTTATTCAGATGCTTTAGCGTTAGACAACAGTTCGCAAACTAGGGAATACATTACAGGAGACGCCTACCAAAGTATATGGCCCTTACAACTTAAAAAAGATAGTCAAAGCCAAAAGAAGTGGTACACTACCGCAGGGGGTGGTGTATATGCAACCGCTTCGGGTGGTGCAATTACAGGATTTGGTGCCGGTAGTGGCGGTGCTATTATTATTGACGACCCGTTAAAGCCCGATGATGCCGTTTCGGATATTAAGCGCTCGTTTATAAACAACCGATACAATACAACGATTAGATCCAGGGTAAATAGCAGAGACGTGCCTATTATTGTAATTATGCAAAGATTACACGAGGACGATTTAAGTGGGTATTTATTAGACGGTGGTAGCGGCGAAGATTGGCACCATTTAAAACTATCTGCAATAGACAAAAACAATAACGCCCTTTGGCCTAGTAAACATAGCTTTAACGAATTGGAAGCTATTAGGCAGGCAGACCGTTATACGTTTAGCGGTCAATATATGCAGGAGCCAGCGCCGCAGGAAGGTGGGGAATGGCGAAAAGATTGGTTTAATGTTATTAATAAAGCAGAACTTCCGGCAGATGTAGTTTGGGAAATGTTTATTGATGGCGCATATACAAAAGATACCAGGAACGACCCGACAGGAATACAGATAAGCGGTAAAAGCGGCGACAATTTGTATATACTTAAAAGCATAGATAAATACCTAGAGATGCCCGAATTAAAACAGTTTATAGAAAGTTTTGTAAAAAGCTGCGGGGTACACGTACAACAAATATTAGTTGAGCCAAAAGCGTCGGGTAAATCGTTAGTGCAATTACTAAGGCGCGAAACAAATTTTAATGTATCGGAATTAAAAACAGATTTTGTTAGGTTTAGTAAAATAGAACGGGCCAGGGCGTCATCGCCATTTTTAGAAGGCGGTCGAGTTTACTTAGTCAAGGATAATTGGAACGACGCATATTTGCAGCAGGTTAGCACTTTTCCTAATGCTAAACACGACGAACATATTGACGTTACAAGTTATGCAATAGAGCGTAATTTATTAAAACGCTTTTTTGTTGTCTAAAATTCGTATTTTTACAAAAAATTTTATATATAGATGGCCTCAATCTTAGATAGATTTAAGACGCTTATTACTAAACAAGCGCAAAACACCAACGTAAATTACAATAAAGCCCTTTACAACTGGCTAGGTAATTCAATTATTTGGAATAGCGAAAACGACGATACATATATTCGTGAAGGCTACCAAAGAAACGCAACCGTTTATAGTATTATAAACCTAATAACAAAGGCGGCTTCTACAATACCGTTTCAAGTTTACGAAGTAAGCAATGAGGCTAACGCTAAACGCTACAAATCAATGACCAGCGGTTATATGGATAGCAACGCAATGCACGCATCTAACGTGCTAAGAAAGCGCGCATTTGTAGAAATAGAAAACACGCCATTGCATAAATTATTAGAGCGCCCTAACCCTGCGCAATCTTACAACGCCTGGCTTACTGAAATACTTAGTTTCGGTTTGCTTACAGGGAACCGTTACATTTATGGTATTGGGCCGGACGCGGGGCCAAATAGAGGCAAATACACCGAGTTGTATATACTACCTTCACAAAACGTTGAAATAGTAAGTGGCGGTATTATGGAGCCGGTGCAAGGTTACAAGTTGCAATACAATGGAACTTTTGAAGCTGCGGCCGAAGATGTTTGTCATATAAAAAACTTTAACCCGGATTATGACGGGACAGGTACGCATTTATACGGACAGTCGCCGCTTAGAGCAGGTTTAAGAACCTTAACTACAAATAACGAGGCGGTAACAACTGGAGTTAAATACCTACAAAATCAAACGGCTAGGGGTATCTTAATGAGCGACGAGGGAGATATAAACGAAGTGCAAGCGCAGCAGTTAAAAGACAAATTTAGAAAGCAGCACCAGGGAGCCAATAATGCAGGGGACGTTATTATAACGCCGTCAAAACTTAGTTGGGTAAACTTTGGATTGCCCGCTTCTGATTTGGCGCTTATTGAGCAGTACAATAGCAGTATAAAAGACCTTTGTAATATTTACAATATACCGGTACAATTATTAAATAATACCGACAGTAGTACATATAACAATATGAAGGAAGCCAAAAAGGCTTTATACCAAAACGCGGTTATTCCGGAACTTATAAAAGTAAGGGACGAATTAAACAGATGGCTTACACCTAAATATGGCGCCAATCTATATATTGATTTTGATTTTAGCGCAATACCGGAAATGCAAGAGGATATTGACAAGCTAGTAAGTCAATTGGGCCAAGCCTGGTGGGTAACACCTAACGAAAAACGTCAGGCTATGTATTACGGACAGGACGAAAACCCGTTAATGGACGAATATTATATGCCAGCCAATTTAATGCCATTGGAAGTATCTATGCCGGAGTTAGAAAACCCCGCACCTTTAAACCAGGAGTAATATGTTAAAACGCGCCAAAGATAATTGGCAAAATGCTTTTGAAAGCACTTTGGATAAGTCCGAGCGTAAAGCAGTACGCGATTTTACAAACTATTATAAAACAGAAAGCGATAAGGCTATAAATATAGCTTTACAAAAGGGTAGTTTAAACGAACAGGATTTATTGGGGGTATTTACTAGGGACGGTTTTGCAAAGCGTTACGAGGCTTTATATGAAGGCATTGGATTAACTTTTGCCAATTGGTATGCAAAAAACTTCGATAAGTATTTGACAAAAGGCGTATCGCCTAACCAGTTCCAGGAACCCTGGAGGGCTTTCTTTAAAAATACCGGTATGGTAATTGGAGCGCAACGCGTTACGTTAGTGCAAAACACCGCAAAGAAAACCCTTATAAAAGTATTTAGGCAATTGTCAAACGATCCTATATTTCAAACAGAAGGCGAAGTTGTAAAGGCTAGAATGTTAAAAAAACAATACAATAGATACAATACATACCAGGCTAAACGATTGGTCAGAACAGAAGCTACTAACGCTGCAAATACTGCATTATTTAAAAGCGCCCAGGATATTTTCCCTGGAGCAGATATGCAAAAGGAATGGATTACGTCAATGGACGATAGGCAAAGAGATTGGCACGGTGCTGCAAATGGTCAAATAGTAGATTTTAATAAAACGTTTACTGTTATGAACCAGCAATTAAAATGGCCAGGAGATACAAACGGAACCGCTGCTAACGTTATTAACTGCCGTTGCAGTATGGCACCATTTCCAAAACCTAACGCTAATACAGTAGATTTAATTGATAACATAGGCATAGGTATTGCGTTTGGAGCAGCCGAGGAATTAATAAGTTAAAAATTTAATATCTTTACAAAAATTTTATTAATATGATGTTATATAAGGCGTCGCCTATTGGAGACTTAATAGATGCTGACGACAAAGCTGGTATCGTTAAAGGGTACGGTTCTGTTTTCGGCAATGTAGATTCAGACGGGGACATAATTACCAAAGGGGCTTATACAAAAACAATCAAAGAAAATGGCGACCGTGTTAGGTATTTATACCAGCACAATATGGACTGGCCGTTAGGAAAAATGCTAAACCTATACGAGGACGAAAAAGGCCTTGTATTTGAAGCTGAAATACCAAAGACTAGATTAGGTAAGGACGTAACCGAATTAATTAAGGCAGGCGTTATTACAGAAAATAGCGTTGGTATTTTACCTATAAACAAAGCTATGGTAGGTAACCATCGCGAAATTAGAGAAGTTAAACTTTTTGAGATTAGCGCCGTTACACTAGCAGCAAATGACCAGGCTTTAATATTAGACGTTAAAGGAAACGTAGATATTGACAAAGCCGCACAAAAATATGATAACCTAGCAAAGCTAATTCGTAAGGGAGATATTTCCGATGAATTGGGCTATGCTATTGAAGCCGAACTTTACAAACTAAAATCGCTTTTTGTAAGCGCCACAGAGCCGTCTGTTGAGGACACTTTGCCGGAGACAAAAGAAGCTGATATTAGCGAAGTATTGAAATATTTACATAATTCACTTAAAAAGTAAAATCTAATGGAAGATAACATTAAAACCCAATTAGATCAAATTTCTAACGAAATTGATTCTAGAATTGAAAAGGCTTACGGGCAGGCTTTAGAGTCTGCTAACGGAAAAGCTGACGAAATGATTAAAGGCGAGGTTACTAACCTTGTAAACAAGTTCAACGAACTTAACGACAGATTAGACGCTAACGAAGTAGCTGCTAAAAAAAGATTCGAGTCTAACAGACCAGCTTCTTTTAAAAGTGGATTATCTGACGCATTAAAAAACGGAGCAATCGAAAGCCTTGTTAAAGGTGGTTCTCGTTCTGCTTCTTTTGAGATTAAAGCGGATATGACAACTGGCGCTGATTTTACAGGCGAGGTTATTCCTGCTCAAAGAGTTGCTGGGTACAAATTTGACCCAACAAGACCAGTTCACGCTAGACAATTAATACCACAAGGTTCTACAACTTCTGATGTAGTAAGATTCGTAAAAGAAAGCGGTTACAACAACGCTGCTGCACCAGTTGCAGAAGGCGCTACAATGGCACAGTCTGATTTCGATATGACTGCTGCTGACGCTAACGTAAGAAAAATCGGTACTTACTTCCGTATTTCCGAGGAAATGTTAGCTGACACGCCACAACTTACTTCTTACCTTTCGGCTAGAGCGCCTGAAAAATTACTAGAAGTTGAGGACACGCAAATTTTAAGCGGTTCTGGAACAGGGTCTAACTTGAGCGGTATCATTACAGA